GCGGTCTTCTTCGATGTGAGTTTCTTCTTCATTCCCGACATCCGTGCGCAGAATGACTTCTTGCGCGGACCACCTTCAGGCTGCGGAGCCTTCAACCCGGGCTTACCCGGATTAGCCTTATTGTAAGACGCACGACCCTTGGCGTTCAGCCCGCCAGACTTCGCTTTGCCTTCTTTGCGTGTCCAAGCAGGCGTCTTGGCCATCAGATAAAACGTCCTTTGGTTTTGCCTTGGGTAGCGATACCATCACCACGCTTAGAAGCAGTTGATCCGCCTTTGGCCATCTTTTTAACCTTGCCGCCCTTTTTAAACTGCTTGGTATTCTCGCCACGGTCTGTAACTCCGAAGCGACCGCCCATAGCGGGGGCTTGTTCAGCTACCATAACTTCTTCTATCATCGGACGAGCACGCATACCGGATGCAGCAGCGCGCTTGGCGTCGAAGTCAGCCCTTTGCATAGCCGCAACTTCTGCGGCTGTCGCTGCGCGTCGAGCGGTCTTCTTCTGTGCCGCTCCAGCCATACGAGGCGCTATACCCGCCATAGGGCCAAGTGCCTTATTCATTGCACCGAGTCCCTTACCAAATATACCCTTACCCGTTACAGCGCCTGCGAACGGTGAAATATCTCCAAGCTTAATACCCATTATGCTGCGTCCTTCTGTGCGGGGACAACCATCGGATAGAGGATGTCTTGACCGTAGTTACCGATATATTCCTGTACGCCCATATGACCTAACGAGATTGATGGGTCGATCCAGACGTCGAAACCGAGTTCACGTGCACGGTCGCAGAAGAGGAAGTCTTCCCCCATGTAACCTTCTTCCGTAACTTGGAAATCAAACATCGCGGTAAGCGTGCGATCTGAGCGAGTGTCATAGTATCTCCATTCTGGATGGGCTTCAGCCATCTGCTCAAAGACTTCACGACGAACCAGCATAAAGGCAGTCGCCACGCGCTTCGCACGTACGAGGCCCATACCGTTCATGGTGAGTTCGCCATTTTCGTCATGGTCAAGCGTAGCGATGTAAGTTTTGGTTTCGCTGCGCGTACGGGGCACCGCAGCTACAATACCCTTCTTAGGGTCTGTACCCCACGCCATAAGGCGGAATACATCTTCTGGCTCGAAGTTAATGTCCGAGTCGATGAACATTAGGAAGTCGCAGTTCGACTCAAGCAGGTCTTGCGCCAGCAAGTTGCGCGCACGGGAGACAACAGAACAGCCGCAAATGCTGCCAATCTGAATATCAACCCCGTGCTGCGCAGCCTGTTGCGCGAAACGAGCAAGAGAAACAGCTAGCTTCAAGGATACCTTGAAGTCGTACGCTGGAAGAGCAATGAAGATGCTCTTACCAGCTAAGTCGTAGCTTTGTTCCTGTTGCATATATCACCCGTAAAAGGTTGTAGCGGTTACGTTTGCAGGCAAACCTACATAAATCCCGTTTTCCGCAAGGATGCCTTCGCCGGGAACGAGTATAGAGTACGCCGTAGGATTGTAGGTATCGGCTTCTAACAGCAAGGTCATATAAACCGTCACGTTACCTGTACCCGAGGCTGCCGTAGTAACCGTAAAGGTGGTGGCATTAGCAGTAAGCACCGTATACGAACCGTCCACAGCGGTACCACTAGTAAAATCTAGAAATACCCTATCACCGGCAACAAGATTATTTGCTACTGTGACGGTCAGCGTGGTTGAGGTGATGCTGTACGTACCTGCTTGCGGGTCGTTCTCCATAAAGAGGACGTTCCTCTGTGCCGCAGCCGCATTTGCAGAGATAATAGCCCCCTTCAGGCGCGTACGGGAGCCATACGCAACGCCTGAAGCGCCCAAATGTTTGGATTTGACATCATATTGCATACCCATCAGTATTCTCCTTCTTAGAGGTTGTTACCGATTACGAAGCAGTAGTAATTGCAGCCCAGCCGGTCGTGCCGTTGGTGTTGATGTATGCACGGTCGCCTACACCCGAACCATCGCTACGCAGGTAGAGCGAACCCTTAGCTGCTGCAACAGTCGGAGCGCCTGAACCCATATAGATGCCCATACCAGCGGCGACGTTAGTGCCGATGAATGCAGAAGCACCGCCAGCGGTGAGGCCCGAAGCGCTACGAGCGGTAACCGTGCTCGTTGCAGCCAAAGAAGTTACCGAAGTAGCTGCACCGAAAGTGCCGGTGACTGTTACAGTGCCGGTCGAGCCGTCGATTGAAATTGTTTGGAAGCCGTTCTCAGAACGAACTGGACCGTTAAATGTGGTATTAGCCATGATTTATCTCCTGTGTAGTAGCACTCGTACGTACCGTCTCTACTAAGTCCGCTGGGCCGGTCGGTACGAATATTGTTCCCTAGTAGCGTAGATATAGCACATATAAAAAAGAAGGGAAGAGATTTCTCTCCTCCCTTCCCCCCGTTCCCTTGAGCTACGCTCTCGGGGAAACTTATTAGGCTGCGCCTTCGCTGCCGTACATACCCAGAGGGTCTGACCAGCCGAACGAATAACGCTCACGAGCCTTGTAACGTACGTTACCAGTATCGAAGTCACCGTCCATGCCCGTCGCCATTGGCGTACGAACAAAGTGCTTCAGACCGTTTGGCACGTCTGTGGTCAAGAACCAAGCATCCGTGTCGGTCAAGAAGTGGTTTACAGCGTATCCTTCTGGGATCGAGCCGTTTGACTTCAGTGCGTTGATGTCGTTGTCCGCAGTCGAAACGCGAAGTTCGGTTTCGAGCAAGCGAGTAGCAACAAACATCAGGCTTGGTGGTACGACGAGCTTACGCGGTTTAGCCGCGATGAGCAGGCCACGTTCATCCGTCCACGCTGCAATCTGAATTACAGCCGCTTCAAGCGACGTTTCGTTCAAATCAGCAGGAGTGCTTGGGATGTTCGAGTTCGTGCCACCAGAAACCAATGGGTGTGAAGCCGAGAACAATGGAACGCCGTCGCCACCGGGATAATCGGTGTCGAAGCCATTGTTCAGGGTTGCAGCAGCCTTGGTCTGCTTGGTGTAAGCCATGGCGCGAGCCAGTGCCTTCGTGTAACGCGACGACAAGGAGTCGTACAAGTTATCTTCAATCGCTTCTTCCGTCAGCGAGAACCCGAGGGCAATCGTTTCGTGGTTGTAGCGAGCGGTGAAGACTTCCTGTGCGTTGTCATACGCGATGGCCGAACCTTCGTTCTTAACCGGAGCAGCCGAGAAGCCCGACAGCTTGGTTTCTTCTTCGAAAGAACGCTCAGAAGTCTCTGTTTCGTAGATTTCTTTGTGCTCTTCGCCGTAACGTGCATACTCAAGGCCGAACAAAGCGTTCAGTCCGGGCAACAGTTCTTTAAGAAGTTGTGCGCGTGAAATTGCCATTGTTCAGTCTCCTTATGCCAGACCGGTTGGGTTGAGGTAGCTGTGGGTGCCTTGGTTCCACTTGACGATAACTTCGGTGTAAGAACCGGGGCTACCTGCCAAAGCAGTTTCAGGGACAACGTCCACAACGCGGATAGGCCACGTCGAAGTAGTACCTTCAGTCGAGTCAACACCGACCTTAGAGTTACCAGTCGCAGTTGAACCTACGTTGTTCGCACCATTTGCCAACTTCACGTTCGAGCCAACAGCGGCTTGAGTGAGGTAGCTAACGGTGTTCGAGTTGGTACCAGCGCATACAGCAACCTTAAACAACGCATCAGGGTCTTCCTGAACGTATGCTGTGATGTCGCTGATGCTCGTGGTGCCGGGGTAGTACTGACGGAATGTCAAACCAAAGGTTGGGTCCGTATAGGTACAACCGAGGAAAACACCGACAGGGGTGGCCGAGTCTGTACCAGTGTCCTTGCCAACAGTACCGCCTGCGAGCAACTTAACGACGTCACCATAGAAGATGGCAGTCGAGGAGTTAACCGCGATTGGAAGTTGACGAGTAGCACCAGCAAAAACCTGTCCGCCGATCAAATTGATCGGGATTAGCCCGTAAGGGCTGGTAACAGAAGGGTATGCCATTTTATAGCTCCTTTAGCTATTTGCCTTTGCCAAATGACGTCGTAGACCGTTTTTCCCTAAAGAGTGGCATACGAGCGTCGTTCTCACGCATGAAGTTATTGTCCACGGAGTCCATCTGAGACTGATTTTTAGCAGCAAAGTATTCCTTACGCTGACGCATCAGTTCTTCCGGTGCCTTGCACAACAACAGTCCTGCGACTTCGATGTTGTCTTTGAAACGGCTATCAGGGTCTACCAACATCTGGAACTGAGGTTGTTCCTTGATGCTAACTGGCTCCCAACCTTCCCGTAGTTTGGACGAGATATTGCGAGGGTCGTTTTGGCCCATTGATGCTACACGTATCCAACGATACGCATAACCAGCTTGCTTGTCCGGTTCTGGCAGGGTCGATGCCGGTTGCCATACTTTAGGACGTTCAGCTTCTGCACGAGTTTCACGAGGGGCGCGGGTCAAACCCGATTTACCTTCTAGGGCGTCAATAATATCAGTCATTTTAATTCTCCATCTTCACTAGTTCACGGGCATACTGTTCAGCTGTTAAGCCTAGACGTTTTGCGATTGCCAACTGGGACTGTTTCAACACAATCTTTTTGGGGGACCGTGTTCGTGAGGCTGGAGCAACGACCGATGACGCTTTTTGTTCGCGTGCAGCGGGCTTGGTGTCACCGTAATCCATTTCATCTCCGAAGTAATCGGAGAAGCGACGGCGCATAGTTTTGTCTACAACGCCCCAATATTCGTCGGTGCCTGCAAACTGCGGGCCACGTTCATTTATGAGCCTCTGGTGAAGCCCAAGAGCAGTTGCGGTCATTTCCGGGTCTGTACCATACCACGTATTGCGCTCTTGCCACGCCATAGTTTTCTGGTCAGGCTGCGGAATTTGCACCTGCTGTTGAGGTATTTCTACCTCCTTATCTTCCTCCTGTAAAGTAGGACGATAATTATTTATTTGCTGCATCCGGTAGTTAACTTCAGCAAGCTTCTCTTGAGCGTCTGCTAGACGGTCTGCATCACCTGACTCGTAGGCTTCTTTAAACTCACGTTTGGCTGCAGCAGCCTCAAACTCCGCAGTTTGTTTATAGCTACCAATTAGCGACTGTTCGCCCTGTGCTAGTGTATTTTTTAACCTGCGGTTCTCTTCAAGAATACGTTGCGCAACAGAAAGAGCTTCTGTCTTTTCACGCATCTCGCGTTCTTTTTCACGACGCTCGTCATGCCAGACTTTCTTCATCTGCTTCAGACGTGTCTTTACCTTGTCGGAATAGTCTTCGAGCTCATCAGCTTCCAGTTCTTCAACAAGTTCCTTCGGCATTGGCTCACGGCCACGATCTGCTTCAGGGGTATCATCTTCAATTTCAATTTCGGGCGTATTAGCCTCAGAAACGGGGGTTTCGTCTTCGACTTCGTAGGAAAAATCCTCGAAGTCATCATTCTGCATGGTCATTTTACTTCTCCTTGTACGGGTTACGTCCGTTAAGCGCGGGAAATACCCCGTGGGTCTTCAACAACACCTTCTACACTGTCGTCGTTGATTAGGCGGAACTCACGACCGTGAATTTTCACACGGCTACCTGCCATTGGGCGGGTCAGAATGAAGTCACCTTCTTGGCACCATGGGCCAGACGGGAAACGTTTCTCGTCCTTGTAGCAATCTGGACCCATCTTAAGCACCATAAGCACTGGGGTAGTGAGTTCTTCATACTGCTTGGTAGAGTCGGCCTTGAAGATACCGCCAGCGGTCTTGTCTTCGACTTCAGGGATAGCACACAATATGCGATAGCCTGATGGGTCTGGAAGCTGCTTGGCTTTCTTATCGTCAGTGTCGGGTAGGACTGTTGCGTCCTCGATGTTATTTACGTCCGTAGCCAGAAAAATCTCTGGTAGTACGGGGAGAGTATTGTCCTCTTCAGTCATCGTCATGTTCCATTCTTTGTGCGGTTTCAGCGATGAAACCGTTTGACATCATAAGTCCGCGAATAATTCCGCAGGCATATTTATATTCCCCATGGTCCTTTGCAGTGCCACGGGCGAGGTCGCCGCTAATTACGTCAATCTCATCTTGTACCTTTTTTGACAGGTACATCAGTAACTCATTTGTCATTCATTCTCCTTGGGCGTTGCTTGGTTGGGAACGGGTTGTTCACTTTGGAGGGCTTCACGGGCAATTTCGATACCCATGCGGAGTCCTTCTGCTTCCTGCTTAGCTTCCATTTGACTTTTGGAAGTGGCAAGTTTTGCGCCGACGTTTAGGCCAGCTATCTCTTCTTGCGACTCGATACGCGCCATCTCTAGCTCGAGTCGGTCGTTCTTCTCTGCGGCGTCAATCTGCATCTTCTGCCGCTTGAGTTCGAGTTCACCCTTCTTAATCTCCAGCTCTTGCATCTGCATCTGGACGATTGGGTCTTGCGCTGTCTGCTGTGCCTGCTGCTGTGCAGCTTCGGCTTGGTTCTTCTGGAGCAGTTGTTGCGCTGCCTGTGCAGCTAGACGGGAGACAGCCAGTTCGGTGTCTTTGTCCATCTCTGCCTCTGGTGGTGGCAGCGGTACACCGGCCTGTGCTTCGACTTGCTTACGGTATTCGAACGCAAGGTGTTCAGCTATATGCGCTTGCATTGCACTCATCATAGACTGTGCATTAGGGTTCTGGCCCAGAAGCTGCATAATCTTAGGGTCTTGCATTGCGGTAGTGTGCACCATGATATGTGCTTCGTGGTCTTGGTAGATAAACGCCTTAACGGGCTTACCGTTAATGATGTCCATATTTTCTGACACAGGGTCACGCGGCTTCATGTCGTCACCATCTTTGAGTGGTACGAGCTTCTGCGCGTTCTTGATACCTAGCACCTCAAGCATCTGACGGTGTAGATAGGGCAGGTCGTAGATTTGCGGCGCGCCCTGTGCCAACTGGATAACAGCCTGATACTGTACAATCTTCTGCGCCATAGTGGCAGCGTTAGGATCAGATACAGGAATAACATCTACGTTGTCGTAGTCAGACTTCTTGGCCCTACGACCGCCTTCTTCTGGCTCAAAGCTGTACGCATCTGGTGTGTAGTCGCGTATGATGCCCTTAAGAAGCTGGAACTCGCGCTTCATCGCATAGTGGACACGTGCCTGCACGGCACTCATCATCTTCAACGTACGCTCAAGAATAGCTAGTGTGGTGCCCACAGGAGCCTGTGCAGACATGTCAGACACCTTCATGTCCGCCATACCAGCGAAGCGACGACCTTCGTCTACAATAGTACCAAGAAGGGAGTAAAGAACCTGTGAAGGTTCCTTGTAGGGTAGTGGCATGATATTATCACGCATTGTACCACTAGCGACGTCTACATCGCGCCATTCAGCAGGACTTATCGGGGTGTCATCACCCTTGACACGCAAGCCTTTAGTTTTGAACCCGCCCGGGAGATTAGATAGAGTA